GTCACCGTCGTTTCCTGCTCAAAAAAATCCGGTGAGCTGCTGCGCATTGCGCGGGAGCGTGCGTCTGCTCTCATCGCCCGCGTCTTGGCAAGGTGTTCGGCTCCCCGCCTGGCATTGCACTTCTTGCAAGCCCCAACCCAATTGGTTTCATCCTCGGGGTCGATGCCGGCGGCAACAGGGATTACATGGTCTAGCTCTACTGCCTTGGCACGCCTGCACCAATGGCATGGCCCATCCCATTCATCGAGGAACCTTTGCCGGCGGTTGCGATAGCTGCGTTGCGCCAGGTCTTTGCGGGTCTTGCCCATGCGCTCCCAAGTCTTTTAGTACTTAGTCTTATAGTCCTTAGTAATACGGCCTAGGTTTCCGGCGTCGGTTTCTCAGGCCCCGGTGCCCGAGTTATCCACAGGCTGGGGCGGGTTATCCACAGGGTTCTCGAACCACCAAGGTTGAGCCGTGACGATGTAGTGCGTTGACCATCGGCCGGCGTCGCCCTGCACTTTCTGTAGCTCCATGTAACCGGTGTTGATCAGCTCACGAATCGCAGACCGAACAGCATCCCGCCCCTCGCCGAACTCAAGCGTCAAGCGGTTGCTGCTGATTTCCCAATCGGGCGGTTGACTGAGCAGGAAGCACAGCAGGCCGCGGGCCCGGTAACTGAGCTCATCATCCCGCAGTATGCGATTGGGTAGAACGGTGAAGTCACGCTCGGCGCGTGGGCCGTGAATGATCATTGCTTGTACGCCGGGCCCAGGCGCTCGATGACCTCATCAATGTCCTTCGGTCGCCAGATGCGCCACTCGCCGCCGGCGTCCCGTATTGCCCTGCCCCACTTGTATTGCATTTCGCTCACAGCGCCGCGGTCGGTCTTGAGCTCGGCGAACACAACGCCACGCTGCGGATGCACAAGCACAAGATCGGGGAAGCCGACGTCGCCGGTGATCGGGGTCATCCATCGATCCCCATGCTGCGCCGGCCGCGTGTGCTGCACCAACCATCCGAACGTATGCGCCAGCTGCACAAGCTGCGCCTGCCAGGCTGATTCCGAAACCTTGGGGGGTGGCATCGATTTCATGCCTCGCCCCTTTCGCGCTTGAGCTGTGCCTCGCGCTCGGCGTTTTCCTTCACCTGCCGTTCTCTGGCGAGAAGCATCCCCTCAAGCACCTTGACCTTCGCCGGCGTCATTTCGTGGAATTGGCTGATGTTGAGCATGGCAAGCGCACCATCGGTTGCCTCTTTCCCGAACTGCTGAAGCAGCCGGTCATACTGCTCTTTGCCGTACTCCTTTTCGTAGTGCGGCGAATCCTCTGACGCGCTCTCAGCCGTTTCCTCGGCCTTGGCTACGGGGTCATAGGTCTTACCCTTGGCAGGTGCGCGACGGCCCGCAGATCGCTTCTCAGGCTTTCCCGGCTTGGTCTTGACCCAGAGCGCACCCCCGCAGAACGGTTGAGCCGCGTTGCGCAGGGCATCGCCGATGAGCTCCTTGACGGCATCGCGCTTGCCCGGCTCGACCGAACCATAACCGGGGCGCTTAGTCCCTAGAACGTGGAGCCAGATCCACAGCCCCACCGGCTGTCCCTGGCTGTCATGCTCTATCACCGGCTGTCCACGATCGTCATACCCCATTGGCTCCCACCACCAATCAGGGTCATGGTCCTGCAGCGCCTTTCGCACCCATGCGTGGGACAGGTAGCGCAGCTCGATCCCGCCCTTGGGCAGCGTGTCGATGAGCTCGGCCGGCGGGTCCCACCATTCGGCTGCGAGCTGCCGCAAAGCGTCGTGCCGGCGGGCATCGTCCGTTATCGGCACTAGGCGCACAACCTCGGCTTCCTGATCGCTGCTCATCGTGCCCCCCTCCAAACCGTTTTCATGCGATGGGCCTGCCGCCGGCGGCTCATGCGCATTTCGCCCGTCTTGACGATTACGCCCTCGCGCTGCAAATCGCGGAATACCGCGCCGAGCGCCGAGGGTGTGCTTGTGGCAACAGGCAACTCATCGAGGATCAGCCACGCATCATCCCCGGTGAAATCAACGCCGGACATCGCCAGCCGTTGCACGACGTCACGCGCAACCCTGAGCCATTCCAGATCAGCATGAGCCTTGACCTGATCGATGATTGCATCAAGCTCATCGAACGTCATCGCGTCCATCGTTCCCCCGATGTTCGTGTTCGTTTTCTTGTTCGTCATCCCGACTACCGAAAGGCGAATTGGGTCCGTCGGGATCGACAAGCCATTCCTGGCATACGCGGCAGTAGCCGTCGTAATTCAAGATGTGGCCCTTCTTGCAGGTCATGGCCCGGCAATGCCACCGGCCACGACCTGCGCAATCTCACTTGCAGCTGTGTACGTCACCCATGCCGTGAGAAACACGATGACGCCGTACAGCGTGAGCCGGCGCATCAGTCATCCCTTTCGACAAGCGTGCGCATCGATTCGCCCCAGGCGCGATCAACGCGATCCTGCTCCATCTGGAGCTCCTGCTGATGCTCATCCCCCTTGAGCCAATACCGCCAGCCAGGGCACGCACAAGGCGTGTCGGGAGGGTGGCAGCAGCACGTGCCGGGCTCGAGCGTCTTGGCACCGGGCCCCGCATGTATGCGATCAGGGTGACCGCAATACGGGCATTTCATGTTGTTCCCCCTTCGTGATTGGCGCAGGGTACAGACTTACGCGGACCCACAAGTCCACGCAGACCAACCAAACCGCTGGGCCACGATGTAGGCAATGGCGATCTGCTCGGCCTTGGTCGCCCCCTGGTGCACCCATCGGTACTTCGTGACGGCCTGCCCGATGCCATACGTCGAGCGGAACATTCCCATCCCGCCGATGTAGCTGCCGTGCGGATAGTGCTGCCAATTGGCCCCGGTCTCGCAGACGGCCACGCGCTCGGCCTTGCGCCATTGGGTCATGCCGATCCGGCGCTGAATCTCGGCCTCGGTCGGCTTGGGGGGCCATTCCATGCGATCCCGCTTGTACTGCTTCACGCACGCCTTCTTGGCGGCTCCGGTGTGCGCCTGGCATGGTGCGGCGCTGCCGGCGGCGGGCATCCCTGCCGCGCCTATTGCGGCCACTAACGCGGCCGTGAGCTTGACGTTCATTGCTGTTCCCCCTGCTCGCTTGATACGGCCTGCCAGCTGCGGAGCACGCCCACAGCGGCAGTCAGTCCCGCTGAGATTGCCGCCAGCCAGACGTTCGGGCTTCCCTCCGCCCAGGTCTGCACGAAAGCAGCCAGGACGACAGCAGCGCCCGTAAGCATGGCGACGGTGCTCGGGCCTACTTTCGGCACCATCACTCAGTCTCCTTCTCATCGCGCTCGGGCTCGTAGTCTGTGGGCTCGGCCGGCGGGGGCTCGATCACGTCGGTGCCGGCGGGCAAGGTCTCGGGCGGCATCAGGACTCCTTATAGGTCTTGCGCCAAGGCCGGGCCTTGACGCCCTCGTTGGCCTTCTCCCACTTCTCCAGCTGCTTGTCGCGGGTGGCCTTGCCGGTGTTATGCAGCCACGGGCCGAAAGTCCAGCGGTTGTAAGTGCCCTCGGGCCCGGCGCGGAATGCGTAGGGGCTCGGACGCTGCACCCTGACCGCCTGCGTCCACATCGAGGGATTGGCAGCGGCGAACTTGCGAAGCTGCTGATCGCGCGCCTCTGGCGTCGGCCAGCCGCCAAACAGCTTCACCCTGGTGTCATCGAATCCGAAGCCGTCCACCGTTGCAGCAGGACCGGGATCGCCCACGCCGGGGATGCTGATGACCTGCCAGCCGTCGCGCCATGAGCGCACAAGGGAGCGCACGCCTTGCATGGCGTTCCCCTCGACCGTGACGAACGTGCCGTCATTTCGCAGCTGGTTGATGAAACCGACGTGCTTGCCGTCGATGATGAACAGATCGCCGGGCTTGGTGTTGCGGCCGTGGCCCTTGTACCAGCCGAGCTTTTTGGCTTTGTCCACCATGACCGCGGTGCTTGGATGCACGACCTTCTTGGCATTGGCGCGGTACTTGGCATCTGCCTTGCTCTCAGCCACGCAGTAACCGACGAAACATGCACACCAAGGAACGCCGGCCAGCCCGTAGAGCGCCTGGCAGTCATCGATGATGCCCTTGCCCCTGTTGCTCCCGCTGGGGTTCTCAGATGCCCCGAGGTAACTCATGGCCTTGCGTAGCGTTTCCTGCCCGTTGCTGATCACGGTCCCCCCTAGGTGTTGTTCACGACGCCGACGACGATGCCGGTGATCGCGCCGCCGGCGAGAAGCCAGACAACGCGGCTGGTTGCAGCTGCGCCCTGCAGTCGGGCCCGCCAGATTTCCAAGTCGAAAACACGGCCCTCGAGCTTGCCCAGGCGTCGGTTGGTCTCGCGCTGCAGATCGACGACCTTGCTCAGCTCATCGCGCAGCTCACGAATGTCGGCGCGAATGGCCGCTGTCTCGTCAGGGCTCACGACAGATCTGGCCCGAATACGCGCAGGAACATTGGCGCGATAACGTCGCCCGCGCCGCTTCCTGCCCGCGCCGTTGTCGTTCCCCCGCCCGATGCAAGAATGACGTTGAGCGTTGTGCTGGTCCCGGTGGCCGTGTAGTAAACGACGCCGTTTACCACGAACTCACTAGCCGTCCCGCCGCACGTTCCAAGCCGGGAAAGAATGGTGCCCGAACCGTTGGTGAGTTTAAACTCGGCGTAGGCGCTGGCAGCGGTAACGACGTTGGAGCAATAGAACTCAATGCGGTACGTCGCACCGTTTACGGTCGTAACAGTTAGGTCGCTAAACAGTTCTGAACTGTTGCCCGATGTGACCGTCACATTTCCCGTAGCCGTGCGTGAGCCAAGCAGCCTGATCGTGTCATACAGCGCATTCGTGTTATCGCGCACGTTTGTATTCATCTGAGCCGCCGTGAGAATCTGACCGCTCGTGAACGTCGCTGGATTGGTCCATGCCATTGGGAACTCCTTAGAACGCTAAAAGGTTATTGTCGAGCGTCCCGAAAATGTCGTTGTCAAGCGTGAGATAAGCGTTGGCGTCTGTGCTCTCGAACGTCAACTTGACCATGTGGCTCGCTGGCGTGATCTGATGCTCGATCCCCGTTGTGATCAAGGTTTGCGTCACGCTACTCGGCGTGCCCGCGGTAAAACTCTTTTCGACGCTTGCAATGTCCGTCAGCTCAAGCCCCAAGATCGTCGCCTGATCCGCGGCCGAAAGGGCTGCAAGCTGAATCTCCACGCCTGTGAATCTGACCTGAGGATTCTTGTATCGGCCCAATAGGTAGTCGCCGAGAGCTGCAACCTCGGCCGTGGTGCTGTTCAGCAGATCAAGCTTGGAATACTGCTGCGCCTGGTACAGCGCAATCGACGTCGAATCTGATGCCGTTTGCACAGCGCCGGCGGGGGATTGGGTCTGGATGTAGTTGTAAAGTAGCTCATCACCGTATGCGTTAAGCAGAGTCTGATACTTGACGCCGGTGCCGTCATCCTTGAACTCGACTGAGGCCGTGGGATTGAGCGATGACGCCCGGCCCTTGAACACCACGACGCCGGCCGCATCGATGAACAGGTAACCCTGCTCTGACGCCGTGACTGTCTGCAGGTACTGCAAGACGTTCGTGCCGTCGGGGATTACATAGGCCCCGAGCGTTGAGCTGCCGGCGTCGATTGACCTGCCGCCCTGGTAGATGACCTCGGGGCGGTCAAGGACTGCGTTGATTCTTGCGCCAGATGCCTGAGCCGTTGGCGTCCATGAATCCATGACCTGATTGGCAAATACGGTGAACGCATCGGCGCATCGCACGCTTGTGGAATCACCCTGCTCGGCAATTCCGTAGTCAAGGTTCCAATCGACGACCATGCCGCAATAAATCTGGATCCCGTCTGCATAAATCTCGATGGGGTTGCGCGGGCCCACGAAGGGGTAGTAAGGGCTTGCCGTGTTGAGCGGGTCTAGGTCACGGTCAGGGTCGCGGAACCTAAGCGCAGCGGTGCCGGCGTTGAATTGCTCGAGCTCACGATTGCGCCCGCGGTTGATCTGAATCGCTTGAACCTTGGACGTCAGATCAACGTATTGGATGCCGCCAAGCGTGCCCGTGTCGAGCAGACCGTATGTCCCGCTGTCGAGCTGAAACGGATTGCCGAAACCCGTCGTTTGCTCAAAGCCAACCAGCACTTCAATGTCGGGCGTATGGCTCATGCGTAGGCGAACACCGGGCCCGAGCGCCGCTGCGCGACCTGTATTGCCTCGATGATCTGCTGCCCGATCTGATCAGGGGTGCTCACAAGCCCGGCATCGACGTTCACGATGATGGTCGGGGCCGATCCGAACGCGCTTGCGAGACCCATCGGGGTCGCATCGAGCGCCATTGCGCTGCGCCTGCCTGGCATGTTGCCAACAGGGCCGGCGAGCGATCCCCCAGGCGCGAATGGATTGCCACCCTCGCCTTGAACCTGTGCCTTAAACCATTCCCACAGCTGCTTTGCCCGAGAGAGAGCCGCGGCAACTGCCTCAATTGGGTAGGACAACGCCCGAAACGCCGCTGCTGCCGTGGCAAACGCTCCCCTAGCGATTCCACGCAGGAACCTAAAAATGCTGTCGCCAACCTCATACGCGGTCTTGAAGGCGCTGCCCACCACGCCAATTGGCTCAGACAGCAGATCAAATGCCTTCTTGGCGGTGTCGAATGCCCCGCCGGCAATGCCCTTGATCCAATTCACGATGGTGACGCCGGCGTTGTATGCCGTCTTGAATACTTCGCCGACGGCGCTGCCCGCGGTTTCGATAAAGCCCAAAGCGGTCTTGAGCCCATTGAAATAGGTTGATGCGATGCTTGCAATCCAACCGAACGCCGTTTTGACGGCCTCGAACATCGTATTGACGACGTTGCGAAAGCTTTCGCTGCTGGTGTAAGCGATTGTGAGCCCTGTCACCAGCGCGGCAAGCGCGGTGATGAGCAACCCAATCGGGTTCATTGCCATGACCAAATTGAGCGCCAACTGAGCCACGCGCATGACCCCGGCCGCGGTGGTGTACACCTTCATGGCGGCATTGGCTGCAAGGATCGCCCCGGCAAGCCCTGCAATGACGCCCGCCAGGACAACAACCACATTGCTGTTGTTCTGCACGAATTGCGCGGCCTTCTGCAAGATCGGAAGGAACGCTTGAAAGATCGGCAGCAGGGCCGCGCCAATGCTTTCCTTGGTTTCCTCAAGCGTGATCTGAAACTTGCGAAATTGGCCCGCTGCCGTATTGGCATTTTCTGCAGCTGCGCCGCCCGTGAGCTTTGCAAGCTCTGCCTGGGCCTTCGTGAAATCCTTGCTCTTGATGATGCCTTGGTCGAAACCGGGGATCAGCCTATTAAGCGCCCCGAAGTTTCCCCCGTATGCCTTGCTGAGAGCCGTGGTGACCGTTTCGAGCGGCTTGCCGGTCTGTGCGCTTACGTCGAGCGCGATCCCAAGTAGCTCCTGAGCCTTGCTCAGATCCCCCGTGGCAGTCGCCAGCCGACCGAGCGCCGGCCGCAGCTCATCATCTGCCACGCCCACGGACTGCGAAAGTGCGCTGATGTAGTCCTCAGTAGATGCGACGGCCGCATCTGAGGCCCCTGTAACCCTACTCAGCGTCCCTGCAAGCTTCTCCTGAGCTGCAGCATCCTCGGCCGCGGCCTTAGCCGCAACGGCCGCGCCTGCGCCGAGAGCGCCGAGCGCAGCAGCTGCCGGCAGCGCAGCCTTGCGAATCAGGAATCCAGCCTTGGCCCCTGTACCCTCGAGCTTCTTGAACTGCGCAATCCCACGGTCGAGCCCATCGCCCTTGAAATCGGTGAGGATCGGGATCGTGATCGCCATTAGTCCACCATCCCTTGCACGACCTTCTCAGCCTCGCGCACGATTTCCTCGATCCCCTGCGTGATCTGGGGAAGGTGCCGTTCGGCTACCGGCCACAGCACTCGATCAGAACGGCCCCGAATGTTGGCCCCGAGGGGCTTGTTCTGGCTCACGGTCTCAAACAGGACGCCTGCAGGCTCGCCCTGGCTGACGTACAGCACGCTGTTCTTGTTTCGCCTGGTGCTCGTCTTGATCTTGACGCCGGCGCGAACTTGCGACTGCTGCCAGGGAAAGATCGAGAATGCCTTAGGCGTCCAGCTGCGAGCCATGCCCGAAAGGGGGAGCGCCGGATACAGCGCCTTGGCCTCGGCGACCATCGGCTTCACGATGTTCTTGGCCGCGCGATTGAACTCGCGCTTGAACTCGGGATCAACGCGCCTGAGGGCCTTGATGGTCTCCTTGACCCCCAAGACCTCGGCTGACAGCTGTGCTGGCACTAGGACCGGCTTTCGTTGATCACATCGAGCACTGTGCTCAGATCCTTCATCGTGAACTGTACATCTGGGGGCCAGAAACCTGTTTGCACCAGCACGACTGCTAGAGCTCGGCTGACTGTCCCCCGTCCGTAGGGTTTGGGTCTGTGTCGGCCTCATCCACAACGGAAATGTCATCCAGCTTGTCGAGGAATCCGTCGAACGTATCGGGAACATCGATGCCGGCCGCGCTGGCCGCGCTGTACGCCATGAAAGCGATGTACTCGACCCGCGGGCTCATTGACAGCACTTGGGCCGAAACATTGAAATGACGCTCGAATGCCACCGTGTTCTTGATCGACGAAATGCCCACCACATGCGTGATGCCGTCCATCGTGAACTGAATGTCGCCCGAGACTGCAGATGATGCACTCACAGACGTTCCCCCTTTAGTCGTGGTTACGGAGTGACGTCGCGCACCCAAGTGCCGCCGCTGAAGCTGACCTCGAACACCTGCAGCTCGCCCACGGTGTAGCTCACCGGGTAGTTGGCGATCATGGTGTTGGTGATCGTCCACTCGGGGTTATCGGCGGCGACAACCGCATCGGCCTTCTTCACGACGATGGTGGTGTCGCCCTGGCCGATTTCGCCGGCGATGACGCCCTCGACCTCGGTTGCGCCGTAGCTGCCGTACAGCGTGATGGTCCCCTCGACGGTCTGCAGGCCACCAACCATACGCTGGCCGGTGTCGCCGAACGCCGTGGAGGTAAGCGGCTCCTGACCGAGCGTGAAGCTGATCGCTGAGCACTGATCACGAAGGTCAACCGTGGCGACGGTGATCACGCCCGGCTGCGAAAGATAGGTGGTGGTCGCCATTGTGGCTAACTCCTCATGGTAGAAACGCGAACGGTCAGGTCATACGTCGGGACCTCTTGACCCCCGATGAGAATGACCCCTGGAATCCCTCTGATGAGGGAAAGGCTGCTGTTCATTATCGTGTCGGCCGTGGTGATCAGGTAATCCGTTGCATCCTGATTCGCCGGCGGTGCGGCCAGCACCTTGAGGTCAATCTCAATCTCGGCGATGTTGCTGTTGAACGCCGTGAAGGTAGGCGGATCGACCAAGACCGTGATCGGCCTGGCATTGCGCACGTCGGTGACGACCTTGAGCCCGAGAGCCGTCAGGGTCGAAACGACGGTGCTCTGGGCAGCTGCGAAAATGCCGGTCGCGGTCATGCCACTTGCGAGCGATTGATGCCGAGCAGGCGATTGATTTGCCCATGGGAGCCGAACGGAACCGGCGTGCCCATCTGCTCGAAGGATGCGAATGAATCGACGCTTCCGCGCTCACGGTAGAGCGCCGCGGCGTACATGATGGTGCCGAGCTCGACGTCGCCGCCTGGCACAGTCGTGAGGCTGTCGAAATAGCCCGCTTCCCGACGCCGGCGCGATGCGTATGCGTTCGCAGCTGCCACGCACTTGGTGATGAAATTGGTGTCATTGGTCGTCGCGCTTGCGATACCGAGCCAATCGATGACCATCTGATTGGTGATCCACGTGCACGTTGGCGTCCATGTGAGCGTGCCGTTTACGGGCCCGCGCTCAATGTCGCCATGGTTCTTGCTGACCAGCAGCTGGTTGAGGATGATTTCATCGGGGTCGAAAAGATGATCGCCTTCCTCATCCACGCCGATGAATCTGTAGATCGGAACGTCCACCACGATGTAGGTGCCATCGAGGTTGGCGTGCAGTCCCGAAATGGCGATTGACTGCCCCGTGCCTATGTCCGTCGGCTGCAGGGTCTGAACAACCAGATGATTGTCAGTTACCTGCCGGTAATTGATCGTGAACGTAGGCATGGGGCAGTCAGTCGCGGTCTAGTCCGTCAGGATCAGGTGAACGTCGCCTTGACGAACTTGCTGGCGTCCAGCATGCAGGTGGCGAAGTAGCCACGCCACGCCAGGGTGCGAGAGAGCTCGGTCGGGTTGTCCGTGGTGATCGCACCCTTCTGCTGCTCGTAGATCTCGTAGCCGTCGGCGTTACCCATGATGAGGGTGTTGGTGGCGAACCACCGGCTGACGACGACCGACAGCCCGAAGGCGTTGCCCGCCAGGGACTGCGGGCCCAGGGTGCCCAGGGCATTCATTGGACCGAGCTGCGGGAACAGCGGGCGATCCGCCGTGTCCTGCAGGCTGATCAGCTTGCCCCACACGTTCGGCGAAACGAACAGGTGCGTCGGCAGGTTGCCGTCGCTGTTGGAAAGCACATCCTGCGCCGCGCCGGCGATCCAGATAGCCCACTTCGCGGGGTCGTCCAGATCGGTCGCTGCCGCGCCGAATGCCTCGGTGTTGGTCGCGCCGCTCACAAGGTTGTCGGCCGCGACGTTCTCGGTCGTGGCAGCGTAGATGCGGCCCATGTCCTCGAGGATCAGAGCCAGAACAGCGGGGTCGGTCCAATCGAGGTCCTGCTCGGAAATGTTGACGTATCCGCCATACGTCGCCTTGGTGACCTGAATGTCATCGACCTCGAAGGTGCCCTGGGTGAGAGTGTCGAACTCGGCACCCTGACCGCCCATGCTGGTGTGCGTGATGACCTTGGGACGGATGAACACCTTGCCGCCGCCCGGCATGGCGCGCACGCCAATGGCGTCGCAGACCGGCCGGGAACCGACGTAGTTGTTGTACGCGGGCCCGAGAATCGGGGTGGGCAGAATGCCCGGCGTGTCAGCGGTGCCGACCTCGGGAGCGGCGGCCATGACGGCACGCTTCACCTTGTCGAACTCCGCGCCGCCCTTGATGTACGCAGACAGGTACTCGACTGCGCTGGGCAGCTCGGCCTTGGTCGCGTAGATCATCGGCTGGGTCGGAATGGTGGCCTCGGCCTCGATGGGCTCGGCCTCGATCTTGGCCTCGGACATTTCCTCAATCTCCTGCTCGGTGTTGTCGTTGCCCTGCGGGTCCTGCTCCTGCTCCCCCTCTGCCGGCTCGGCCTCGGCCTCGGCGGCAATCTCGGTGATGACGGCCTCGGAGAAAGCGGGAACTGCGATAAGGCTCAACTCGACAAGAGTGGCCTCAGTCACGTTCATCACGCCCTCGGCGTCCGTCGTGAACTTGGTGGGATTTGCCCCAACGCTGACGCTGTCGTAGGCACCGGCCTTGAGCAGCGCCACGGCGTCCCTGCTGGCAGTCGTGTCTGCGAGGGTGGCCTCGAACTCAAGACCATCATCACCGTCAACCAGCGCATCGACCACGCCGCGCAGCTGCGTCAGGTCATGGTTCTCAACCAACTTGGCCGGCTTCTGATTGACGTCAAACGCCCCGCGGCTGAACTGCACCTTCTGCCCGCCGGAAACCGTGGCGACGATGCCCCAAGGAACGGCGATGCCCGCGATGCGTGCGGGCCCATCCTCGCCGGCCTCGGCCGTGATCAGATCAGGGTTGGCGCTGAAACGGATCATGCTGACTGCTCCACAGGTTGCGCCGGCGGTGCGGCCGGCTCGGTGACGGTGGGCATGTACTGCTCCAGGTAGTCCTCGACTGCGAACTGAACGTGCCGACCACGCGGCAGAATGTCATCCATGCTCAGCCGTTCCTCGATTGCGTGCAGCAGCGGCCTCGCGCCGAACAGGATCAGATCTTGTCTGGCCTGCTGCGCGTTGGCATACGTCATGCCCGACTGATCGATTGCCAGCAGGTAGGCGGGAATGTCCATGAGCCGCGAGAGCTCCTTGGTCTGATACTCCCGGCCCTCCACCAGCTGCAGCTTGGACGGATCGACGTCGAACGACTCGAAGCTCACCAGCTCATTGAGCGCGCCGATTGCGTTGGTGCGCCGGTTGGCAGCCCAGGCAGCGGCCATTTCGGCCAATTCCTCGCCGCTCATCGGCTCCCCGCCCTTCTGCTGCAGGTAGCCGGCGGCAATCTCATTCGTGGCGAAACGCTCAGCCGACTGATCAAGCCTGAGAGCAATCTGAATCGCCCTGGCACCCTGGTAGATGACGCCGATGCTGCCGCTGTGGAACTGCACCAGCTGCGCGACGTCGAGCGGCTGCCCGTTGAACTGCACCTTGTCGGCCGGCCCGAACCATTCGGGCGGGGCATTGTCCGGCGTCGTGCACAGATTCGCCGGCAGCCATTGGAACGTCGCCGGATAGCCGGTGCTGTACCTGCTGGTGATCATCCAGAACGCCCGGCCGTACAGGATCAGATCACGCGCAGTCTTGCTCATAATGAAATTGCGCGTTGTCCTGGGGTCCGGCCGGGTCATCCAGCTCTCGCCCTCGACGTAAAGCTTCTCGTACTGCTGACCCGTCCATTGCAGCGTGTAGCTGCGAATGTCGAGCGTTGCGCAGACGGTGGAAAGCAGGCTGATTGCCCGCGCCACGGTGGGCACGGAAAGAGCAGCTTCCTCGGATGCCCCCACGCTGTATCCGAGGAAGCTAGTCCCCTGGGGCGCGCCCGCCGCCGCTGCCAGGGGAGCCGAGGCCATTGCGGGAGTGGCCTTCGTCTTTGGGAATAGCGGCATGTAAGTATGTTCCGCCGGGGTTGCGTGAATTACAAGGCCAACGCACTAAAGATACGAAATGATAGACATGAGGCCCGGCGGGGGAACCGACCGGGCCCCATGCCATTCTGATGTTACCTGCCGAATGCGATAGCAGGTTTCGCCCTGGACGCCGGCCGGGCAATAAGTGAGGCGGCAAAGATCATGCACCGCGCCAAGGTGATCGGGCCCGAGCTGCGCTGCGATGACAATGCGTAGCCGCGTTGGGTCTTGACGCCGACCGCTCGATCAACGTGTTCGGCAAGCATCTGTTCGCCGGTATGCACGATGCGCCCCTCGGTCAGCAGCTGCTTGATCGTGCCGGTGTGCGTTGCCAGCTCGGCGTAACCGACCTGGACCTTCTTACGGTCAAGCGCCGGCGGGGCAATCTCGAACAGGCTCGGCGTGAGGGCAACCTTGTCGCAATCAGCAGCTGCCGCGTCAATCGCTTCCCAACAGCCTGAGAGTGAATCGGCGAGGAACGCCACAGTCACACCTATGCAGTCATCATCCATGCGCTGGGCCCTTACGCCGCAGTACATCGATTCATCAACGGACGAATCAACGGCAAGCACGCCGCCGGCCGGGACGGCATCAACCTTCAAGGAATCGAACAGCCCAGGCGCAAGCCATGAGCGTTCCGAGCTGATCCAGATGTTGAGCGATGCCCGCAGGAAAGCGGCCTTGTCAACTTGCTCGGCCTCATCGGCGAGTACGTCAGGCTCGAGGGTGTAGCCGAGCGCGGGATTCGCCATTTTCCACAGCTCGGGCGATGCCATTGGATCGACGCCGGGCGGCACAGACCATTCGGCGAAGTAGAGCTTGGATTGCTTGCCCTGGTCGATTGCCCTCAAGCCTTCCTCGCGCATCTGAAGCATCGCTTGAGAATCCTCTGTGCCGGCGGTTGACCAACACGACAGCAGGGGCGATTTCATCACGCGCTGTGACGGAAGCGCACCATTGAGAAGTACGTCCCGGCTGATGTTCCAGACCTCATCAGCCACGATGTACGTCGGGGAGAAACCGTGAAACGCCTTGGGAGTTGCCGCCTGCACAAGCCAGCGGGTGCCGTCCGGCATGATGACCTCATTGCGGCCGTAGCTCCACTTGACCTTGGCCCCGAACCTGTCCTTGAGGATCGGCGCGAGAGCCTCGAAAATCTCAACGGCAAGATCGAGCTGGTGCGCGGTGTTGATGACAAGGATCGGCTCGCCACGCCGCTTGGGTTCCTCAGTCAATGCCCAGGCGATAAGCGCCTTGAGCGCAACCGTCTTGCCGTTCTGCCTGGCGACCGATACAAGAGACCGCCGGCGCACAAGGTTTCCGTCATCATCATGCTCGAGCTGACCATCGAGGGCCATGCGCTGCCAGGGCATGAGCTCCATGCCGAGCAGATCCCGCGCAACCTTGGCAACTTGTGCTCCGTAGCTGTGGCCCCCCCAACCCTGCGTGACCAACCGTGGCGGGATCGAGCCGCCGGCGTCCAGATCATCCCGGCTGGTTTCTTTCACAGATGGTTTCGGCTGTTCCTGCCCGTTTTCGGATACACAGAAAAT